CTAAAGACCTACCTCTTGAGATCCCTCCTTGGCTTATATATTCTTGTAGTTTAGGCATATTACACTCTCCTATTTGGATCAGCGATTCGGTATAGGCTAGTCCCAAATTTAAGCAATGACTTCCCTGCGCCTACTATCGCTCCATATTTAGCCTGTTCTCCTTCCATCCTGTATATTCCGGCCTGAGTCTGAGTAAGTCCTACACCATAATCGGCGGTTATATTAGCATAGATTATATCTAGCTCTGCCTGTTTAAGGCTTTCTTTCATAACTACTGCCGGGGAACCTTCAAGCCTCACCCCGGCCTTGGCATAAGATGCTCTTTGAGCGCTATATATTGCACTGGATCTCTGACGGATATTCTTTATCTCTACCTTAGCTGAGAGCTTTGTCATTCTCCCTTCAAGCTCTGCCATTCGTGCATTGAAGTTGTAGGCGCTTTTTGTCCTACGAGCATTGATAAAACCCGTGGCTATATCTGTTAAACTACCTATCACACCCGTAGCAATTGCCCCCTTGGCATACTTGCTCAGCCCAACGGGATCTTTGTACCCCGCTGGATTATACCCTCCCGGATAACTGCTACTCTTCCCTATATTAAATAGATTCATCAAAATCTCCTTGCTATTATTGGATAATTTGGTATACTAAAACTATCTAACGGGTTGACGGATTTTTTATGTCTAAAATCGGCGCTTAGTAGGGTGGAAACACTTAACCGTGAATCCGTTAGAGACCTGAACAGCGCCTTTTTAATTCGGAGGTGGATATGCCAAAAGGAGTTTATAAAAGAGTCAAACCTACTTGGAGCAAAGGTAAAAAGTTCTCTGAAGAGCATAAAAGAAATTTGAGCGAAACACATAAAGGTCAAGTTCCGTGGAATACAGAAAAACATCGTTCTGAAGAAACAAGAGACAAAATTAGTAATACACTTAAAGGAAGATTTATGGGTGAACACAATCCTTATTGGAAAGGTGGAAAGAAAAAACATTGCTGTGGTTATATACTTATTTACCAACCTAAACATCCACTTGCTGTGGATAATTATATCCTTGAACACCGCCTTGTAATGGAACAGTATCTTGGAAGATACCTTACGCCTGAAGAAATAGTGCATCATAGAGGCATTAAATATCCTATTGGTTCTATTGAGAATAAACAGGATAATAGAATTGAAAATCTTAAATTGTTTGAAAGTAATTCTGCTCATATTGAATTTCACAATTCTCTCCTTACCTTAAAAATTAGTTGACCTCTATGACCGGCACAACGCTAAGCACATGCATTGGCAAGCACTGCTCCTGTTCTATTGTTATCTGTCTTTTTTTGCTCCAGCCAGCAGGAAAAACCACTTCTTTAAACCCTGTGAATAAAGGAACCATCTGGTCAGGGAGCATTGATGAATCCCTGAATATAATATCGTCCATCGTGCCTGACTTACCTACTCTCCCGCCTAAAGTCTTATAGAAATTGATATTAACTTTTGATATGCTCTTAGGCTTCCCGTGGGAAACTAAATTACCTGGAGAAACTTCCAAATCATTTGTCTTAATCCGGCCTGTATAGCCTAACCCAACGTGAACCTGAGAATAGGTGTCAGTTAGGGTAATAGCCCCATTAGCCACTGTCCTATTTGGGTGAGCAGCGCCATCAACTAACACCTGGACTTCCATACCTTCTAGGTGGTCTAAGCCTGAGATAGTAGTTTCGCATTTCCTAGCTTCTCCTCCAGATTCATAATCCTCATAGTCTGAGCCATCTACAACATCACCATCCAAGTCTAGAAGAACGAAACTACCAGAAGCCGCACTCCCTACTAAATACCTGCCTTGGTTTAATTCTGTCATTCCAACAATCCCCCGGATCCTGACAGTATCAGAATTAGCGAATCCGTGAGAAGCAGCAGTTACAGTTATCAAACCTGTCCCGCCAGTTAACTGCACTACATTAGTTATCGTCTTAGGGCTATCAAGAGTAAGCCCGCTATGGACAAAGAAAGCATCTTCTTGGTCATCAAATTCTGGATCAACCATATATTCCACATAGCGCCTTGTAGTTGACTCTATTGTCCTCTTAACTATGAACCAAACCTCATCATAAGTAGCTGCGGGAATAACTGCTACACTTTGGTATTCTCCTTGAGTGTCGTGCAAAGTCCAAGCCGCCACTTTCTGTTCTATCTGCCTTGTAAAGCAAGCAAGCTTCCCATCTTCTCTAACGCACCATAATATATTGAATGGAGATTGCTGATAAGCCATATCCCTAATGCCGCTTTCGCTTATATGCTCCGAGAAAGCAGTAGCCTCATTAGCCTGGAAGTTATCTACATCTAAGGCATAAGCATACTCTCTGAGGATTCTATTATACTCTTGCCAGTAGTAAACATTATTACCTATTTGGACAGGCTTTATTGTAGAAGTCCCATAGCTAGTCTTTTTCTTGCGCCTTACATTAGTCGGAGTAATAGGCGAGGTATCGCTTCCTGTGCCAAAGGTATGAAGACCCCCGGCTGTGCCGGTAAGTAGCTCATCTGAAGGAAATAGCCATTTAATTACCTCCACTTCATTAGTATCCATTCTGAAGGTTAAGCCATCAGAGTCCTCTGAGCCTGCCTTGAAAGTCTCATAAGCGAATAGCTCTGAACCCCATACAGTTTGAGGCTGGGCTGCTGTGTAGCCATAATAAAGACGGCCTTCGTGGATACCCACAGTCTTGGGATACCCTCTATAAACTGACCAAGATGGTTCTGACCATTCCTCATTAGCGCCTGTCGGCAGAATGCCACTATATAAAACATCTGCAGTAGCTACTGTTTTCAGGCCACTAGTGGACACTGACACTATCTTAGCATACCCGTGAGAAGCTGAGAGAGAGCCTATAGCCCAGATAGAGCCTACGTGATCCTCATCGAATATCGCTACTGAGGCAGTTAAAATTATTCCAGAACCAGCAGAGGCTGAAGGAGTTATTGTCGTAGAGGTTACATTCTCATCCATCAAGGCGGGCCGGTTATCGCCTGTTGAATAGTCTATCTCAGCTATTGTCCAGGAGGTATGCCCGGTGCGAGTCAGCTTCATCTGAGGGTAGTCCGGGTGGGTGATGTAAAGGATATCTGCGGTTTGGGAGAATTGAAGCTCCCTGATTACACTTGTAGGGTAAGAGGTAGCTAACTCGTAGATCCTTTCAGACTCTCCTCCTGAAACATACGCATCATAATCAGTAGGATCTATGTAATTACCATCTATATCTTTAAGAAAATATGCGTCAGCTGTTTTGTCAGCGATCAAAAATCTCTTGTCGTTGACCTCATCCCGGCCTACTACATCTGTGATTAGGATTGTGTCTAAGTCTGAATACCCGTGAGAAACACAAGCCACAAGCGCTCTAGCAGAAGATGTAGTTATATTGGTGATTGTTTTAGCTGATTCAAGGATAGAACCATTATCCCTGAAGAAGCGCATATAATTATTACCTATTTCAATGGTATAGGCCTGAGTGTCAGAAAAGACAAACCTTTTAATTACGGTATCCAGGGAAGAAGTTTTTACCTCGGCTACGAAGTAAGTGCCTGGGGCCTTCTTCGCCCCTCCATAAAACTCGACTATCATATTCAGAAGCTCTGCCGCTGATTGATAGTATTGAGTTACATCTGTCCGGCCCGCAAGTCTTGGAGATAATTCTCCAGAAGTAAAACTATTTATTATCGGGGTAGCCTTCATTTTATACCCTCGAATTTATATAAGTAGTAGATACCGGTTCATCAAGAGTCTGCTCTTGACCATTCGCTGACTTAGCTAGGTCATTCTTCACCTTAAACTCAGCCCACTTAATCTCTACCAATTTCTTATCCCCTGTGATTGAGTAGCACAACTCAGCTGCGAGTTTAGCTGCAAAAGCCTCTACAAAGGAATCATCATAGCTGTTAGGATCCTCATTGAAGTAGATATATTCAATACTCAGGGTTGTTGAGTTAGAATAGATGCGCCTACCTTTTATCTTGTGGCTATAATCAGGCTCAACATCTGTCTTTAACAGCTTTACAAAATCTGGAGGGAGAGTAAAAACATAGTCATAATCATCAAGCTCAGGTGTAACATCAACCCTTGACAAAGCTGCTTCCTTCTTGGCAAAGCTCCAGGGATGAGAGCGAAGATATGCTCTCAGGAGAGGGTCATATACAACCAGAACCTTCCGGCCTACTTCATTACCCTCTATCGGTAAAGCAATAGGCTCAGCCCTCAGGCCTACCAGAGCAACGTTAATCATATCCACTTTACTACTCATAGCATTCTCCTTTTAGAAACAGGAGGAGCAGAGCATTCCTACTCCTCCTGTAAATTTCTATTTACCTAAGATGCTATCCTTTCGTAACGTAAGATACTGCGACCTTGATTGTTCCAGTTGCTGCAGTTGCTCCAGTGGTATGAATAACCAAAGTCTGCCCTGAACCGGCTACAATCTCAACACCTAAACCTGCAGCTACGCCATCGTCAGTCATATTCAATTTGTTAGCAGCAGTGGCATCTGCGGCAGCCATCAATGAAGCTTTGGAATCGCTTGTTCCAAAAGTTAGTCCCGGACAGTCAAGGGCATCGTGATCTATTACCCAATCTACGATGCGTGCTTCCGCAGGTAAATCCTGCCCGAAAAGCACTATGGTAGAGTCAGCAGCTAGGGCAGAAGCTTCGTAGCTCTCGTATAACCACTTAACTACCCCACCGTTTATCTCCGGCTCTATAGTGTTCACTGTCCCCGTTCTTTTCAGCGTTCTGTTTACGCCATATACGTCAGCCATTTGTAACCTCCTCTATTTTCCAGGGTGTCCACCCCGCCTACTTTAACTATGTAACCAAACTATTCTGTGCACTCTACCCTAACTACTCTCTTCTCTTCTAACCTAGTTGCCCCGTAAGATTGACCTGCGTAAATCTGAGCTGAGAAATGGCGGGCCGGGAGTATGTCAATGGATGTTTTCATATCTATCCATTTTCCCAGAACCATTCCATTTTTGTGGTAAGCGTGGCAATACCTTGTGGTGCTTGATTTTTCCAGCCTCTCACTTTGCTTTAACAAGAAACCGCAAAGTGTGCCTACCTGGCCATTTACCAATGCTTTAACCTGGGCGTAATCAGCGCTAGTAACTTCGGAGATAGCCAATAGATCTTCGACTTGCTCGGCGCTTAGAGCTAAGTATCTATCATCTTCCTCGACCTCATTAGCATCGAGGATTTTCTTGGCTTCCCGGATCTTAAC